CGTCTCCAGCAGGGACTTGAACAGGTCGCTGCTCACCAGCGAATTTCCAGCGCCCCCGAAAAGGGTCATTGCGTCACTCATTGTGGTCTTCTCCAGTGGTTGAGGTTGGTGGCGAGGGCTCTTTGGTCCTCAGCGCGGTTTCTACCGCAGGCAGGTCGAAGCGGTACACAGAACCCATCTGGATATAGGTATCCTTGGGGACCGTGCCCGCCCGCACCCAGCTGCGGAAGGTGGACAGCGACACCAGAAAATGCTTCGCAGCAACCTCCAGTGTCACATAGGGGGTGGGATTTGCAGTCATGCTTTCCTCACAGAAATGGAATACTCTGAGTCGATATTCATCGCTGGCAGAGGGGTTTCGGGGTTGGCCTCGATGAATGCTTTCACCTCGGTCTGGTTCAGGCGCTTCTCGAGGAACTCGGGCAGGCGGTGCTCCATGATGAAAGCGTGCATTGCCTCCCAATCTCCGGTCCAGTACCGGGTCTTCAGGGAGCGGTAGAACAGGCCGCTGGGCGTGCGGACCGAGTCTACCCCATGTTCCTTGCAATGGTCCAGCAGAGCCCGCTTGATGGTGTCCATCTGCTCCACGAGCTTGTTGTCTTCCGTGTCATACGCCAGCTTCAGCGCGGCTTTCGCGTCGCGGATGCGGATGTAGGCCTTGGTCATCTTGCCGACCATCACGGTCGGTGCTGCCTCGGTTGTCATTGACTCATCTCCAGTGGTTATAGCGCTTATTTAGTGGTGCGCAGTTGTCTAGTCAAGCATTTCTTTGTATAGGCTCGTAAGTTTCATGTGGTTGCCTTCACGGGCGTCCAGCATGTTGTACAAGTGCTTTTCGACAGGGGAGCCTTGCAGCTGCACCACCATGCACTTGTTGGCCTGCCCAGAGCGATGCACGCGGGCGTTGGCCTGCACATATATCTCCAAGGAAGATGTCGGCCCCCACCAGACCACGACATTCGCTGCCGTGAGGGTCACGCCGTGCGCCGCTGCCTGCGGTTGGATCAGCAGAATGGCAGGGTCGGCTTCGCGTTGAAACTTCTGGAAAATCTCTGTCCGCCGACTGACGGGAACGTCGCCCCGGATGATGTCCACAGAGTAGCCGTCGGCTCGCATCTTCTCCGCCAAGATGTCGGTTATGTGCGTGTATGGCACGAACACCAGCACCTTCTTGGACGCTTCGGCAATGACTTCCTTCAGCACGGAGTAGCGGTTCCCGATGTCGAACTCCAGCACGTTGCCGTCGTCGTCGTACACGGCACCGCAGTTGTGCACGATGGTCAACTCCCCCCCGGACCCCATCACCACGAACCTGCTATTGGGCCCGCAGTTCAGGATGTCATAGACGGGCAGCGTGCCGGAGTTAGTAGCGCTCTCTCCAGCGACCAGTTGTACCGGCGCAATCTGGCGGAGAGCGTCCCGGTCTGGAGGCCGTATGTTTTGGCGGCCTCCACCATTGTCATGGGGCCTTTCGGAGTGTCCAGAATCACGTTCATCCGAGTGTTCCGCCCCTGTTCTGTGGGTGTGGCCCACCGACAGTTCTCGGGGCTGTACGGGCCATTGTTGTCCTTCCGATCCAGAGACAACTTCGGCGAATACCCGACTTCCATATCTTGCTGGAATGTTGCAAACGACGCTGCCCACTGTGGGCATACCTGTATCCCGCGAGCCCCGTAGTTCTTGAAGTCCTTGTCCTGCGGGTCGAGGCACCGTCTGCGCATGTTTATCCATATCCTGTACTTCCGGGATTTCGACCCCCCGTGGGTGATTATGTGCTCCCCATGCCTGCAGCCGCAGTGTTTCAAGTTTGGTCGATGTCGGGTTCGTAGATTCTGCGACACTCGGATTACCTCCACCCCACAATCGCATCGACACAGCCATGTGGCAGTTTGGTGCCTCCCTTTCGACGTACCTGCTCGTTGGATAACCGTCAGGTAGCCGAACTTCTGCCCTAATAAATCCTTCGCAATCTGGCCCATTCCTACAATCCTTTGCTTCCCGCCAACCCAGCGTTGTCAGGACTTTGTGGTCTGGGGTGAGCTCAATGCCGGCGAGGGCTACGGTGGGCTTGTCGCCCATAAACACGGCACCTGTGCAGGATACCCACCTGTCTCCGTCCCACAGTCGGTCCAATCCGGTCACTTGCTGGATAGGGGTCCACCCCCGCTTACATAGTACGGGGGTTCCATATGCTATGCAAGATATCTGAACCAACTTATTCATACCCACGGCCGCGTTTACCGCTGACACAACGGACCCCGCTGTCTCCAGCAAGAGGTTCTTGCGCAGGCGTTCGTAGTAGGTCTTCTGCTGCTTGGTGAGCTCGACGTCCCGCTTCACGTAGACCATGTCGGGCAGGTCCATGCACTCTTCCTTGGTGAAGCGGATCGCGGGCTGCAAGACTTTGTGCACGATGGCGGAGGACTCCTTCCGGGGGGCCCACTTGAACTGGGTCAGCTTGATCATGACCATGTCCTTGAACGCCCCGAACGTGCGGGGCACGCCTTTCGGGTTCACCAGCTTCGCCAGCCCATAGGCATCTTCGGGCCCCTGCGCTGCCGGGGTGCCGGTCATCATCCACAGCCATGCGTCGGGGAGCTCTTTCAGGATCGCGTTGAGGACCTTCCAGCGGTGGCTCTGTGCGTTCTTGTAGAAGCCGCCCTTGATGATCTCGTCCTTCACGATTGCCACGCCATCGTAGTTGATGATGACGAACTCCGCCCCTTCGGCAATGATCTTCTTGCGCTTCGCAGGGGTGCCATGGGCGATGCTCACGGTGCGGTGCATGGCGAAGCTGAACAGGTCGGCCCGCCACGCCACATCCATGATCGACACGGGGCAGATGACCAGCACCCGGCGGATACGTTTCCGCTTCATCAGGAAGTCGGCGGCCCAGATGGTGCTGGCGGTCTTGCCCGACCCCGCCTCAGAAAAGCAGAACGCCTTCCGGTTCAACGTGAGAAACGCCGCGGTCTTCTTCTGGTGGTCCATGGGCTTGTGCCGGCCTGTCCATTGGTACTGGCCCATGATCGGCGAAGGTACCTTGATGTTCATAGCGCGCAGCCGCTGCGCTGTGGTCACGTCCCAACGCACCAGAACTTCGTGGGCGCTCACAAGATGGGACTTGTCCACCGCCGCCATGATGTGTGCAGGTTCCTTGACCCGCAGGAGCAGGGCCTTGTTGTCGATGATCTGCATGAAGTCTCCAGTGGTTAGGGCTTCTCGCCCTTCTTGTGGCCGTTGCGGGCCCGGTTCTTTGATGGATCCTCTAGGCGGTAGCCATCGGAGTTTTTCCCACCCTTGGCGATAGCCTTCTTGTGGCTGACGTCTTTGCCCTTGCGAGACACGCCCTTCTTGTCCAGCGCCCGCCGCGCCCGCTGCCGCTCCATGCGCCCCTCGTGCTCACCGCGCGATTGCTGAAGCTCATACTCACGCTTGTAAGGTCGCGGCGTCTTTGTGTAGGGCATGGCGGTCTCCTTTAGAACTCCGGTCGTCACTTATACCACGGGTCAGGGGCCTTGGGGACGAGCTTCTCCGCTTCGTCATCCATGGTGCGGGCACTCCGTTACAGGGCAATAGTTGCGGCATAGGCCCGACGGTGTCGGGTTCCACACGTTGGTCTCGATGGCTCCCAGCAGGCGGCCGTACTTCGCCAGCCACTCGGCCCACATCTTCTTGCGGTCTTTCTTGTGGTAGGTGCGCTTTATCATGTCCTTGGGCACCACGAAGAGCAGGGCCCCCCGCACCTCCGTGATCTCGGGGAACAGGGCGAAGATCATGAGGGCCATCAGCTCGAGCTGATCGGTGTCGGCATATCGGCTGGACTTGCCGGTCTTGTAGTCCACGCAGAAGGCCACGCCCTTCTCGCGCTGCAGGACGATGAGGTCGCCGATGCCCCGCACGAAACAGTCCTTGGCAAAGAACGTGCACTCCTCGAGCTTGGTGTTCAGAGCCATCTTGTACTCGCACAGCCGCTCGCCCTTGATTGCTTTCAGCGCGTCCAACACTGGCTTCACATGGGCGAA